AAGATCTGGACCGGCAGCGGCTGCCCGAGTGGTCTGGCCGTGTTTGGCACTCTGGTGCTGGCAGCTCATGCCTACGCTGTGACCGAGGTGGAGGGCGGCGGCCTGCAGCACATCGTCAAGCAGCTGGGTGCGGGCGAAGACCCGCTGAACCAGCGCGCATCCGTGGGCTGGAAGGCCATCAAGACTGCGGAACGTCTGTGTGAGCAGTACATGGTCCGCATCGAGAGCATCAGCCCGAAGTACAGCGCGAAGGCGAAGGCAAACTAAGGAGGAAATACTATGGCTACGAAGAAAGAACCTGCGGCCCAGGCCGTGGAGAACGCGGTGGAGACTGTGGAGAAGGTCGAGGCAGCGACCGAAGAAAAGGACGACGGCATGGTGACTATCCACCTGTTCAAGGATGACGACCGCTATTCGGCACCGGTGTTCGTGGGCGTCAACGGCGACAGCTACCTCATCCAGCGTGGCATGGACGTGAAGGTGCCGAAGGCTGTGGCCGAGGTGCTGGAACACAGCATCAAACAGGACGCCGAAGCGGCCCGGAAGAGTCAGGCCATGCAGGCGGCGGCCGGAACCCAGATGATGACCATTTGATATTTCCCCCGGTACAGCTTGCAGGCGCTTGCTGCGCCGGGGGATTTTGTTTTGCAGCGGAGCCGACCGCCGCCAGCGGCGGAAACAGGGAGGCGAGGCTGGGGCAGCGTTCTGCTTTTTCAAAGCCCCGCCAAGGGGTTGAAGAAAAAGCAGCAAACGCAACCCGGATACCTAAGATGAAAGGATTATTAAGAATGACAGCAGGCGAAGCGATAAAGATGGCTGATGAGCTGAGGCCGAACAATCATTTTGAGAACCGGTTGAAGCAGCTATGGCTGCGGCAGGCAGACAGCGGGATGCGCCGGAACATCGTGGAGCGCAGCCAGACCGGCGGCGACTTTGAGGACAAGGGCGCGGATATTCTGTGGAACGACGGGCTGGAATATGACACCCCGCTGCTGGCCTGCTGTGCGGCAGAAGCGCTTTATCCCCACTGGCTGGCAGCACAGATGGACCTGGCACTGGGCGAGACGGCCCGGGCGGCGAATGAGCTGCAGCTCTACACGAGTTATGTGCAGGAGTTTGCGGTGTGGGTGAGGCGGAACTATATGCCGGCAGGCGGCGGGAGGCTGATGACGTGACGAACCTGAACCAGATAAACAGCCAGCGGCAGCTGCTGCGGGTATTCGGTGGGCTGAATGAGGGATATGCGTGCAGCGAGGCAGAGCTGAGCGAAGAGAAAAACTTTTCTTCACGAGGATACCCGGCACTCGAGACCCGCAAGCCCCGGCGGAAGGTGCGGGAAGCAGCCGGGATGAACGGGATGTACCATCTGAACGGCCTTGTGACCGTGGAAGGCACGACCCTGCGGTATGCCCCGGATGACGGCAACGCCACTGTGGAGCTGAAGGACGCTCTAACCAACGACGAGAAGAGACTGGTGGGCATGGGGACCAAGGTGCTCATCTGGCCGGACAAGATGTCCTTTGACACTGCGAGCGGAACGCTGAGTGCGCTGGGGTCCAGCTGGCAGCAGGGCGGAGTGAGTCTGACCGTGACCCCCTGCGATGCTGCCGGTGTAGTGTACACGCCGAATCTGTTCGGTGCGACCGAACCGGAAAGCCCGGAGAACGGCGATGTCTGGCTCAAACAGGCCGAAGACGCCCCGTGGAGCTACCGCGACGCCCTGAAGCTCTACAGCACAGCGGGCGGCTGGCAGAACATTCTGCTGAACTACTGCCGCGTGACCTGCAAGGGGCTGGGCGAAGCTTTCAAAGCCGGGGACACTGTGACGCTGACGGGCATCCCGTCTGTGGTGAAAAATGCTTACTCTTCTGATTTCAGCGGGGACGTAGTGGTGGACGACGTAGCCGGAGACTCGGTCATCCTCTCCATCGCGCCGGACATCGAGAGCGTTTTGTACTACGGCACCTGCGTGGTGACAGGCCAGAGCGTGGTGTGGACGGCCATGGACGGCAAGACCACCCAGACCTTCGACGGGCCTTTCCCGGACGTGACGGCCCAGCGGCGGGTGCCGGATCTCGACTGGCTGACGGAGCACAACAACCGTGTATGGGGCTGCTCGAGCACCGAGAATGTCATCTATGCCTGCAAGCTGGGCGACGCCACCAACTGGTTCTCCTACCGGGGAACGGCAGCGGACAGCTACGCCGTGACTGTGGGCAGCGACGGGGCCTTTACCGGTGCGGCTACCTGCATGGGATACGTGCTTTTCTTCAAGGAAAACGGTCTGCACAAGCTGTACGGCACCAAGCCCAGCGACTACCAGATGAGCAGCATCCAGTGTTCGGGCGTGGCCAAAGGTGCGCACCAGAGTCTCTGCGTCATCAACGAGACGCTGTACTACCTCTCGATGGACGGCGTCATGGCGTGGGACGGCAGTCTGCCCACCAAGGTGTCGGCCTCGCTGGACGAAGAACGCCTCAGCCATGTGACGAGAGCCGCCGCCGGCGGGCTGGTGGGCCGGTACTATCTGCACACCGAAAGCTCCGGCGGGCAGCGGCTGCTGGTATACGACACTGAGAAAGGGCTTTGGCACGAGGAAGACGCCACCGGCTGGGCCATGTGCAGCACCGGGCGACAGCTCTATCTCTGGGACAAAGAGGCCATCTGGGCCGCAGACGGAAGCCGGGAGGCCAGCGGCGAAGAGGACACGGTGGAATACGAGGCTGTGACCGGTGACATCGGACTCGGGAACCCGGACGACAAGTATTGCAGCCGGGTGACGGTGCGGCTGGACGCGATGGAGCGGACCGTGGTGACGCTCTGGGCCAGCTTCGACGGCGGCGAGTGGCAGGAGATGGGCCGGGTGGACACCGCAGGGAAGCGTGTGAGAGTGAACCTGCCCTTCGTCCCGACCCGTCACGACACCATGCGGCTGCGCCTGACCGGAAAAGGGCAGATCGCAGTGAGGAGCATCGCCATGACGCTGAGCAGCAGCGAGGGCGGAAGAGTGAACGGAGGTGTACCGAGACGTGGCTAGTATCGTGGGACTTTCGAAGATCTCCATGCCGAGGCTGGAGGGGCTGGATACGGCCAGCGCCCGGGAGCTGAGGAATTATCTGTACCAGATGCAGGAGCAGCTGGAATATATTTTGAGCAACATTGACACCGAGAATCTCTCGGGGGACTTACAGGAGAAGCTGAAATGAGCAATTTGAGCAATGCAAGAGCGCAGCTGGAGGAGTGGGAGGCGAAGAAGCCGGAAGACTACACCAGCAAATACAAAGACAGGATAGATGGCGTGATGGGTCAGCTGGACGGGATGAAGGATTTCAGCTATGACCCCACCCGGGATGCGGCCTACGAGCAGTACAAGAATAGCTACACCCGACAGGCAAAGCTGGCCAACGAGAACGCGCAGGCCAACGCCAGCGCCATCTCGGGCGGGTACGGCTCGAGCTATGGCACACAGGCAGGACAGAGCGCCTACCAGAATGCTATGGCGGGCTTGAGCAATGCCACGAACGGGCTGTACAGCCAGGCACTGAACCAGTACACCCAGAAAAAGAGCGACCTACAGAGCCAGCTGAGCGGATACCAGCAAGCCGAGGCGCAGGACTACGAGAAGTACCAGACCAACTATCAGAACTGGGAGAACCAGCGCAACTACTATCAGAGCGTGTACAATCAGGCGGTTAGCGAAAGCCAGGCAAAGAAGAGCCGGAGTACGAGCATCTTTGGGACGATCCTGAGCGTTGCCGCAAGCCTGCTGCCGTTTCTGCTGTGAAAATAAAGCGCCCGGCCCGGAAGAGGCTGAGCGGTCAAAAACCTCTCCGTCACGCCTGACGGCGCGACACCTTCCCTAATAAGGGGAGGCTAAGAGGAAAGGAGATTAGAAAATGGGAGTTTTTAAGAGATACAAGGACGCGCAGGCGGCGCAGAAGGACGCGGAGAACGCGATGCCGGGGGCATACCAGAGCAACTACACCGACCGGATCAACGAGGCGCTGGACAGCATGGGCGCAGCCAGCAATGCAGGCTATGACGTAGGCACGGACAGCGAACTCTACCGGCAGTACCGCGCGGGCGCGCAGGCGAATGCCAGGGCGGCGGCTGAGAACGCCGCTGCGGGCGCTGCCGCGCTGAGCGGCGGGTACGGCTCGAGCTACGCAAACAGTGTGGCCCAGCAGGGCTACCAGCAGGCCATGGCGAACGTGGACAGCGGGCTGGCCGGGCTGCGGGACAAGGCCCTGACTCTGTACCAGCTGAAGCAGAACGGCCTCTCGGGGCTGCTGAGTGCGCTGCAGAATCAGGACAGCCTCGAGGCGGCGGAGCATCAGGGGACCGTGGCCAACGCGCAGGACTGGCGGGATTACAAGAAGAGCCGGGCCGATCAGGCGGCGCAAGAGAAGAACGATTTCCTCTCGAACCTGTGGGAGATGGCGAAGAGTGTGGGCAGAGCCGGTCTGACGGCCTACGACACCTACAAGGGCTACACCCAGCAGCAGTGGGAGAACGAGTTTGCCCGGGAACAGTGGGAGTACAACAAAGAGCGCACCGGCCAGAGCGATGCACTGAATGCCTACGAGCAGGCGTTCAACCTGTACCAGCAGGGAGCGGGCGATGCCGCGAACGCCGTGCTGGGCCGGTATGGTCTGGATACCGGAATCTTCGACAATTACAGCGGCGCACCCATCACCCGCGCAGACAAGGCGGGTGCGCTCACGACCGCAGCCGGGCTGGCAGGCGGTGGCAGCGACGAGGCCGCACGGGCAGTGCTGGAACTGTACGGCCTGGATCCGAACTCTGTGGGGAATTACAGGACGATTGCAGGACGGCAGCTTGCAACGGCGCTGGCAACAAAGAGCGCAGGAAGCTCGGGCAGCTCTTCGGGCAGAAGGAGCAGCAGAACGAAAAGCAGCGGGAGAAGCCCGACCTATGCCCAGCTGCTGAGTATGTCGAAGGAGTTTGTCACAATGAAAGCGAGTGACCCGCGATATGATCACTACAAGCGGACGCTGACGGATGCGGGCTGGATAAAGGACGACGCCCCGAACCTGTTGGAGACGAACCGAGGTCTGACGGGGCAGAGCTGGAAAGGAGACCCGGCAAACAAGTGGGGTACTGGGACAAGTAACAGACAGAGCCAGAGCACCGGAA